CGCTAAATATCTTTGTAAAGGGTATGATCCCTTAGATTACGGAGATATATAAAATGGCCCAATTAAGTTCCCCAGGTGTAAGCGTTTCGATTATTGACGAAAGCGCCTACGCATCTGCAGGCACTGGTACAGTTCCAGTTATTGTTTTAGCAACACGTTCTAATAAAGCGTCACCAGATGGTTCAGTTGCACAGTACACTACTGCACCGTTTGCTAAAAAACCACTTATTGTTACAAGCCAACGCGAGTTGGTACAATTATACGGTGAACCAAGTTTCACCATCGTTGACGGTACGCCTGTACATGGTCACGAACTAAACGAATACGGCTTGCTGGCCGCCTATTACTACCTGGGTATTGCTAACCGTGCTGTTCTAGTACGTGCAGACTTAAACATGGAAGAATTAGAGCCACAAGCTGAAGCTCCAACTGGACCAGCAACAAATGGTCAGTATTGGTTAGATACAGGTGCAAGCGCATTTGGTTTGTTTGAAGGTAACGGCTCTGCTTGGGTAGCCAAAGCAGTTTATGTAACTGACGGCGTACCTGGCGCCGGCGAAGGTGCTGTAGGCGATTATGCATTAGATGCAACTAGCACATTAAAAGCATACTACAAAAAAGTAGCAACAGAAGGCGGCAGCTCTTGGGTCGCAGTTACATCTGGCAATTTAAGTGCGCCAGTAACTATTGCCCCGCACTACCAAGTTCCTACAGCATCAAATGGTGCAGTATGGGTAAAGACAACAAGTCCAAATTCAGGCTTGTCTTTAAAAGTTAAAAAGTACAATGCTTCTACACAAAGCTGGACAGCACAAACAATCGGCGCAGGTAATGTTGACCAGTTAGTTAGTTACGTAGATAACGCAACTGCTACAGCAGCATTTGGCAGCAAACTGGTAACAAACAGTCTTTATATTCAGTTTGCTACAAGCAATGAAGCTGAGTTTGAGATTAAGCGTTACAATGGTTCTGCATGGGCCACACCAACAGTAAGTGCCAGCACCACAGCCCCAACTGGAGCACTTCCAGATGGTAAATTATGGTATGATGCCGGTAGTCAAGTTGACGTATACGTTAAGACAACAGTCAATGACACTCCATTATGGGTAGCAGCAAGTGAAATTGATGTAAACACTGAAGAGCCAACAAATCCAAATTTTGGTGATGTATGGGTTGACACAAACGACATGGCTAATTATCCAATGCTTAAGGTATGGAATGGCAGCGAGTGGACAGCTAAAGATAATGCAGATCAAACAACGCAAGATGGCGTATTGTTTGCAGACTTAACAGCCGATGCAGGCGACACACGCGGCGAATTTGGTAGCGCATTGGCCATGGATGACCAAGCTCCTAACCCAGCTTATTACCCAGAAGGCATGTTGTTATGGAACAGCGCAGTAAGCTCTGGCAACGTAAAAGCATGGAATGCAACAGAAGGTTTCTGGCAAACAGAATCTGGTAATGTTGATAGCGGCCCTAAAGCAGGCGCCCCTTACATGTTTGACAAGGCACAACGCCGTGTTGTTGTAAAGCGTTTACAGGCAGCATTGACAAGTGGTGAAGAACTACGTGCAGAAACATTAACTTTCAACGTTATTGCAACTCCAGGTTATGTTGAATGTATCGATGAAATGGTTACATTGAACTTAGACCGCAAAGAAACAGCGTTCGTTATCGCTGACACTCCATTGAAACTAAGCAACAAGATTACTGATGTTGTTAACTGGAGTTTAGGTACAGCAGCTGGTACAAACGGCGCAGACGGTTTAGTAACACGCAGCGGTAGCGCAGCGATTTATTACCCAAGCGGCTTGAGTACAGACTTGAGCGGTAACGATGTTGCGGTTCCAGCAAGTCACTCAGTTCTACGTGGCATTGCATACAACGACCAAATTGCTTATCCATGGTTCGCCCCAGCTGGTTTAACCCGCGGTGCGTTAAGTGGTATCAGTAACCTTGGTACAGTTAATGCTGAAAATGAATTCGTCCCATTGGCACTGAATCAAGGTTCACGCGATGCGCTGTACGAAAAGAATATTAACCCATTGGTCAACTTCCCAGGTCAAGGTTTATATATCTGGGGCCAAAAGACTCTGTACCCAACTAACTCTGCTCTTGACCGCGTAAACGTTGGTCGCTTGTTGGCTTACTTGCGTGAACGTTTTGAAGTTATTGCTCGTCCGTTCATCTTTGAACCAAACGATCAGCGTACACGCAATCGTATCCTGGGCGTATTCAATGCATTCTTGGCTGACATGTATTCTAAACGTGCGGTATACGACTTCTTAGTAGTTTGTGATGATACAAACAACACCCCTGCTCGAATTGATAGAAACGAGTTGTACATTGACGTGGCCATTGAGCCAGTTAAGGCAGCTGAATTTATCTACATCCCAGTTCGTGTTGTAAACACTGGCGCGATTGCCAATGGTACACGCTAAATAACACTAACAGGAGACACATAAAATGGCAGTCAATTTAGACAAATTTAACGTAGACGGAGGTAGCTCAGGCGTACTAGTACAGCCCAAGTTGTCATATCGTTTCCGTGTGTTACTAAACGAATTCGGCTCAGGTGAAAATCTTGAACTAACAAGTCAAGTTGTTAGCGTAAGTCGTCCAAGTATGACACACGACGATGTAATCATCGACGTTTACAACTCACGCATTAACTTAGCTGGTAAGCATACTTGGGATGCTATCACATTAACAGTACGTGATGATGTAACAGGCTTAGTAGCACGAGCTATTGCAGCACAAATGCAAAAGCAAGTAGACCACGCTAACCAATCCAGCGTCAAAGCTGGCGGCGGTTATAAGTTTGGTATGGCAATTCAAAACTTGGATGGTTCCCAGCCAGCTGAAGTTTTAGATTCATGGCAGTTGGCAGGTTGCTACATCCAAAACGTAAACTACGGTGAAAACAACTATGCAACAAGTGATGCACTACAGATCACTATTGCTATCAAGTACGATAACGCTAACCACAATATCGGTGGCACTGATGCACTTGATGGTGGCGCAGGTGATAACGGTATTGATGTTACTTCAACTGGTGTTGCACCAGAGTAATAGTCCGCTTTAACGTAAAGTGATAAGTAAGTGTAAGCAGAAATGCTTGCCCTTACAAGGAGAAAGAAAAGGGTTAGAAATAACCCTTTTCCATTGAATACATGGCATTTACAAACTTAGCAACAAAACTTTTACTCAATGACATGCAGGTCAATGCTGGCCCGCTTGGCAACGGATTTCCATACTTAAAATTTGCATGGGAAGTTGAGTTAACTCTTGGCGAAAGTAACGGAGATGATAGTGGTGGTGGCAAGGGCCTAAACTCTACAGGCCCACTTGTTGCAAAGTCATGCGAATTGCCAAGATTCTCTGTTGAAACACAAGTAGTAAACGTTTATAATCATAAGACCATAGTTCAGACTAAAATGAACTATGAACCAATCACAATGACATTTTATGATCAAACAAATAATGTTGCTGAAAGTCTAATTTGGGAGTTTGTCAAAGGCCAATTTGATTCACCGGACGTTACAAAGAAGCCTGGTAAATTGCCGCTGACCGTACAAATTACAATGAAAAATTTAAGTGGTGACGGAGCCGACAAAATGTACACATTGATAAATGCGTTTATTGTCGACGCACAGCATGACACATTAGATTATTCAACAAGCGACCCAGTCATGTGGACGCTTACACTTCGCTACGAAGAATTGAACATTGCCGGAGTTAAAGGTCTTGACTTTAAAGGTCCTCGAAAAGGTGACGGTAAGGCCGGCATCAAGGCATTGCCAAAGCCACCACCAAAGCCATCAGTTGTACCAATTACAAAGCCACCTAAAGCTGATGCCAAAATTGAAGCAGGGCCAAGTAAGTGGAAGCAGGCTGGCGGCGAAGAAAATGGTCCATTGGGGGCTGCCTGGGGAAATCCAAACTTAACAAAGCAAGCCGCACGTCACCGAAACAAAACTCAGGCACCCCCAAAAGCAACTGCCCCATGGCCGGCTAATCGATCAGGCGCATCTGAAGCAACATATGATGCGTTGGGAAACGTAACAGGCTATAATGCCAGCACTGGCGATACAACTGCACCTGTGGTTAACAAAACTAAAGATATACCACCAAAAACACCAGAGCGAGTACAAAGTAAAAAGCCATTGAGTGCAGCAAACAAAGATTTTGTCAAACAAGAATCTGAATATGTAAAAGATGATCGTGGTATGAATCCCGATTATAAGAAAGCATACCTGGCTGAACTGGAAAAGAATCCACCAGTAACAAATAGTGCGCAGTCTCGCATGGCAGCAAGAGATATAGCTGACATGAAAGCATTACAAACAGCACCAAGATATAGTTCACAAGTGCGTACACGAAATGCAGATGGATCATTTACTGACCGACGAGTACCGCAAAGTGTCAACAACAATCCATCTGCAACAAGTACGCAGGCCAATAACGAACAGCAGTATGTTAAGAAGACTACTAAACCAACGGATTATTAATCATGGCATATAAAGTAATACCTCAAGTTGAGTTTGATCGTGCAGTACAGCAAGTGTTAAGTTTGGGGCTTGGCCGCACTCCAGCAGAGCAAATTGTTATGGCACTGTGGAAAGCCAGTATTGATTTAAGTTTGAGCTTCAAATTACTAATAGAAAAGGCGGTTGCAAAAGGGACACTTGATGTAGACCAAGTGATACTTGATCATATTAATAATAGTTTACCTGGCACTGTACGTTATACAAAGAAAACAGCAGTAGCAGTTTCTGCAATAGCAACTCGCGAACTATAATGGCAAATAACTATTCGCAAGGATTCTATGCAGTACTGAATCCAGAGAAATATGTAGGTAAAGGTACACCCAAGTATCGCAGTGGTTGGGAATTGACTTTTATGCGATTCTGCGACAACCATCCCAGTGTAGTGAGCTGGGCAAGTGAGTGTGTTCGCATACCTTATAAGAATCCCTTTACAGGTAAAGACACATATTACGTACCGGACTTTTTGGTCACGTATCAAGTCAATGGAGTTAACCGTGCTGAACTCATTGAAATTAAACCCAAAGCACAGGCTGTTATGGAACTGGCCCGTAGTCAGCAAGAAAAGATGGCAGTGGCACTTAATATGTGTAAGTGGCAAGCTGCAAAAATTTGGTGTAAACGCATGGGCGCAACGTTCCGTATCTTAACGGAAGAAGATATCTTCAATAATACTAATCCTACACGCAAACGCCGCAAGTAAGTCATAAGTAAGTGCATGACTAAGAAATTAGAAGAAGTATTTGGTTTCCCACCTATTGAGGAAGCAAATATTTCAGACCACACACTACCAGAAGTTTCTGAAGAAATTCAGCAACAGCTTAATGTAGCTACCGCTACCATTGACATGGCAAACCGTGTTGATATTGCATTGCCCACTGTAACAGATATGGCGCAAGCAGAGCGTGAACTAGACAAGCTAGCAAACACCGCGCAAGAACAAAGCGAGCGTTTGATGGACTTAGGATTTAATGTAGACGATAGAAATGCAGGAAAGATTTTTGAAGTTGCTGCCCAATTGCTTAAAACAGCAGTTGATGCTAAGACAGCCAAGATAGATAAAAAGCTAAAAATGGTTGAATTGCAGTTGCGTAAGGCACGTATGGATCGAGAGGAAAAGAACTCAGATACTGACAATGTGTTAGATGCAACAGAAGGCGGATTAATGGGAAATCGCAATGATATCGTGCAAGCAATCCTAAAGAGTATCGGTCATAATAAATAGTCTTAAGAGAGGATTTAATTATGCCCACACTATTAGAGTATATTAATCAGTTACAGCGCGAACACCGCTACCGTGTTAAGATGGCTTTTAAGCCATCTGATCGCCAACTTGAGAGTTTAGAGCGCCATATGAAAAAGTATGATGCACTTGAAGTAGGCCGCCCAGAAAAGCTAATGCTACAAGCAGTTCCAATGGACTTTCCACTATTAGGTGGACATGAAATTGTCATTGTTGACGTAGTAACACGCTTGCCAGTTAGCCCTCCAGTATTGGAAAGCGAACTAAAAAATCTTATGTATGTTGCAGATGGCTTACTTAAAGTATTTGGCCGTGACGAACCGATTGAACAGCAATGTGAAGAAGAAAAACCAGAAGGTGAATACAAAACACTAATTGGCAACGACACAGAAGCTGGAAGTAAAGTCAACGACACTGTTGGAGACAAGTACAATCAGGACACATTAGACGCAGCTGATAAAGCTGGTAAAGAGCGCAAAGCTAACATTACACAAAATGTTGGTAAAATTACTTCAGGCCCTGACTATACAGGTCCAACTGATGGCAAGACTAGCCCAATCGGTACAAAACAAAATAACATTGCTGTTTCAGGCAAAGGAGATAAGAAATGAAAAAGACTAAAGTAAATGAAAGCATCCGTATTGCCAAAGAAGGCATTGGTGAGTGCTGGGATGATATGGCTGGTGTAACTGGTCAAACTCCTGAAGGTCAAGGCGAAGGCCCAATGACTGTTACTATTAACATGCCAGGCAAGAACATCAGCGTTACAACAGATAGCGCCGATGAAATTGCTAACATCTTAAAGCTAGCAGGTATTCAAGTTGGCGGAATGAGTGCTGATGCTGAAATGCCAGCTGAAATGCCAGCTGAAATGCCAGGCATGGAAGAGCCAGCAGTAATGTACGTTGGCGCAGAACCAACTGTAGCAGCAGCCGATGTGCCAGGCGATGTTGATGGCGATGGCGATCACGACATGTCCGACCACGAAGCAGAAGAGTCTGATGATGAAGAAGAGTCTGATGATGAAGAAGAGTCTGAAGAGGAAACTAAAGAAGCAGCAGGCGATGTTTCATACACTGGCAAAGGCGGCAAAGTAACACAAACTGCAACTGGCTTAACACACCAAGCAGGTTCCGGCGTTTACGGCGGCACTGAAACTGATGCAGAAGAAACTGCACGTAAAGAAAAAGAACAAGAATTGGCCAAGAAAGATCTTCCAGAAGCTTCTGACCCACAACTTGATCGTTATCACGAGTTAGTTGCACAAGGCATGGATCCAGATCAAGCTGAAGAAGAAGCATACCAAAATGAATTAGACGAGTCTGCTCGTATTCTACAACTTGCCGGCGTTACCAACGAAGCTCAAAGTGCTGCACAAAAAGCTGCATTCAAAGCAATGATTGCCAAGAAGAATGGCGGCAAAGCAGATGACAAGGCTGACGATAACAAGAAGCCAGATGCTGATGGCGACGGTAAGCCAGACTGGGCAGACAAGAAAGACGACAAAGAAGTCAAAGAAGAAGCTCCTGCTACTAACTCTATTTTTGGTCAAGGCGTGTACGAGCAAAGTTATGCTCGTATCTTAGAACTTGCCGGTGTTGCTGAAAGCAAGCTAATGAATAGCCCAGCAGGTACAAGTATGCCTGAACCAAAGTTGTTTGATAATTTACCAAGTGCCAAAGGCGATGCTGCTGGTAACAAAGCATATGGTGCTAACCGCGCAAACGGCCAGGGTGAAAACCCAATGGGTGTTGAAGAGTCTGTAGAACAGAAGTTCCAAACTGCTATGGGCGAGTACCGAAAGTTTGTTGCTGAGTCTATCAGCCGCAAGAAGTAATCGGAGGGTTGAATGGCTGGCGAAAATACTTTTGTTAAGTCACCTTTCAAAGTAGAAAAGTTCACGGACGCACATGTCCGTGAACTTGCCTTATGTGCGCAAGATCCTGTGTACTTTATTGATACGTATTGTTGGGTACAGCATCCTACTAAAGGTAAAGTTAGATTCAAACTCTTTGATTATCAGCGTGATTTAATCAAATGCTACCACGAAAATCGTTATAGCGTAAACATGCTGGGACGACAAATGGGCAAGACTGCATGTGCGGCTGCTTATCTAGTATGGCGTGCTATGTTCATGGCAGATCAAACTATTCTCATCGCTGCACACAAGTTTGCAGGCGCACAAGAAATTATGCAACGTGTTCGTTACACATACGAAACACTGCCAGAGTTCTTAAAAGCAGGAGCAACAAGCTACAACAAAGGCAGCATTGACTTTGACAACGGCTCTCGCATCATCTCAACTACCACAACAGAAACAACTGCTCGTGGTATGTCATTGTCACTGATCTATTGCGATGAGTTTGCGTTCGTTAAGCCACGTATTGCTAGTGAGTTTTGGACTTCGATTAGTCCTACATTGTCAACAGGTGGTAAGTGTATTATTACATCAACACCTAACCAAGACGATGACCAGTTTGCTCGTATTTGGAAAGATGCTACTAAGAACATTGACGAGTACGGTAATCCACAAAAGCTAGGTCGCAACGGCTTTGCCAGCATCAAGTTTATTTGGAGCTCGCATCCTGATCGCGGCGAGGAATGGGCCAATACAGAACGTATCAAGATTGGCGAAGAACGATTCCTTCGTGAACACGAATGTGAATTCGTTATAGCCGACGAAACATTAGTTAACTCAATGAAGTTAATTACAATGGAAAGCAAAGATCCAAATGGAAAAATGGGTCAAGTTCGCATTTACAAATACCCACAACCACAAAGCGTATATGTAGTAGGTTGGGATCCAAGTTTAGGCACAGGTGGCGATCCAGCAGCTATCCAAGTGTTCAAATTGCCCGAACTAGAGCAGGTAGCAGAATGGCAGCACAACAAAACTGACATCCAAGGTCAGATGCGTACCCTTGTATCTATTCTAAAATGGTTACAGGATGAGACAAACGGAACTGCTGAATTGTATTGGAGCGTGGAAAACAATACCATTGGAGAAGCAGCACTAATTAGTGTGCGTGAATTTGGCGAAGAACGTATTCCTGGTACATTTGTACAAGAAATTCGTCGCACTGGCCAAAGCCGCGGTCGCAGAGGCTTTAATACCACGCACAAGACAAAAATTACAGCGTGTATGCGCTTAAAGAACTATGTTGAAAGCGATAAGATGACAATTTATAGTCATAACTTATTGCGTGAACTAAAGAACTTTATTGCCCGTGGCGCAAGTTTTGCGGCCAAGGACGGCGAAACAGACGATCTAGTGATGGCAACTATTCTGGTACTACGCATGACAGAAGTCATCATGACATGGGATACAGGTACATACGATAGGCTTGTAAATGCAGGCACTGACGAGGTATTAAGACCGATGCCAATTGGCTTCCTATAACTAAATATAACTATGCCTACAAGAGAACAACTAACCAAAGAACTAGCCGCTACAGTAGCAGGGGTAAGCCATAACTCTACGTTCAAAGACGCAGATGGCAAAAGCACTCTTGATCAAGAGCAGGCAGTGTACCAATATGTGCCGGACCAAAATATCATGGTCATGGTCAACTACGACAATACTGATGTTGAAGTTTGGTACGATCCAACTACCACCGACGTAGAGTGGTTTAAGACTGAATTTAAACCGCGTGTTCAAGCAGTGGCTAGACGTTATTTGTACGGAACAACCATTCGCAGCTATGAAGGTGACATTGAACCAAAGAAAATGGCTCACCGCACAGAAACTGTATCTGAAGGCCGCAATAGCTTAAAGATCAGCTACCATCCACTTGGCGCAACACAGATCCGTTTGGCCCATACCAAGTCAGTCACAGAAGAAAAGCCGGGCGCACGTAGCCGCAACATTCAAGCCCTGTTCGTAGAGAAAGATGGCGAACGTTTCCGTTTCCCATACAACCACTTATTGGGTGCTAGAGTCATGGCTCTACACGTAGAATCTGGTGGCAAGCCCTGGGACGAACTTGGTACCAAAATTGTCGAAATCAGTCGTCGTCGTAAGGATGTTATGGAACTGCTACGTTGGAGCAAGCGATTAGAAGAAACGGACCAAGTAACCAATATTCGCAGTCGTGGCAAAAGTGAAGTTGTTATGCTAAAGCGTATGATGGAACGTGCAGCCCGTACCGGCGACCTAAGTGCCATCACCGAATACCAACTGCCAACTGACACTAAACCGGGCCAAGCACCTATCTTACCCAACGACATGGTATCCGAAGCAGTTGCTGATCTTGAAACATCCTTAGAACGCCTGTTCGACTAATTTGTCCGTTTTCTGGGCAAATTGCCTATTGCTTTAATTTGCGATCATAAGTATACTACAACACATGCACAATAAAAAACGCATGTGTTGTTTTAGTCCGCTATAGGGCTTAACACTCAAACTTACTCAACTTAAAGGTAAAACATCATGGCAACATTAGCAGAAATTCGCGCTCGACTAGCAGAGCAAGCACAAAAATCCAGTGGTACTAAGCAAGGTGGCGGCGACAACTCCATTTATGCACACTGGAACATCCAAGAAGGCACTTCAGCCTCAATTCGATTCCTCCCAGACGCAGACGAAACAAATACATTCTTTTGGCGTGAACGTCAGATGATCAAGATCCCATTCGCTGGTGTCAAAGGGCAAGACGAAAACAAAAAAGTGTACGTACAAGTACCGTGCGTTGAAATGTGGGGCGAAACATGTCCAGTACATGCAACTATCCGTCCTTGGTTCAAAGACCCTAACATGGAAGCACTTGGCCGCACATACTGGAAGAAGCGTTCGTACGTTTTCCAAGGCTTTGTTGTATCAAGCCCAATGGAAGAAGACAGTGTTCCAGAGAATCCAATCCGTCGCTTTGTGATCAGTCCACAGATCTTTACGCTAATCAAGCAAGCGTTGATGGATCCAGACATGGAAAATATCCCAACTGACTACCAAGCGGGTACAGACTTCCGTTTGAACAAGACACAAAAGGGTGGCTATGCTGACTACTCTACAAGTGGTTGGGCACGTAAAGAACGTGGCTTGAACGAAGAAGAATTGCAAGCAATTGCAACACACGGCTTGTTCAACTTGAACGACTTTATGCCAAAGCGTCCCGGCATCGACGAACAAAGAGCAATCTTTGAAATGTTCGAAGCTAGTGTTGAAGGCAAGTTGTATGACCCAGAGCAGTTTGGTAAGTTCTATCGTCCAAGTGGCGTTCAGATTGCCAACGCAACTGGAACAGCAGCCGATGCTGATGAAGACACTCCTGCACCTAAGGCAGCTCCAGCAGCTCGTCCTGCACCAGTGGCTTCACAAGCAGCACCAGCAGCCGCATCAGCACCAATTGCGCCAACTGAAGGTGCAGCCAAGCCCAGCGTTGACGACATCCTTAAGATGATTCGCAGCCGTCAAGCCTAATTGACACACGGGAGGGCATGATGCCCTCCCACTTCATCTTAAAGGAATAATATGGCAAAAGCATTTGATGTCTCTAAATTTAGAAAGAGCATTACAAAAAGTATCGAAGGCATGAGCATTGGCTTCAATGATCCAACTGACTGGATCAGCACAAACAATTTCGCACTGAACTATCTTATCAGCAGTAACTTTAATTACGGCGTGCCAATGGGCAAAGTTACAGTGTTTGCTGGCGAATCTGGTGCAGGCAAAAGTTTTATCTGTTCCGGCAACTTGGTCGCCAACGCACAAAAGCAAGGCATCTTTGTTATCTTAGTTGATAGCGAAAACGCTCTGGACGAAAAGTGGCTCCATGCATTGGGAGTAGACACAAGCGAAGACAAGTTACTTAAACTTAACATGGCCATGATTGACGAAGTGGCCAAAATGATCAGTGAGTTTGTTAAGGAATACAAAACATTGCCTGAGGCAGATCGTCCCAAGGTATTGTTTATCGTTGACTCGTTAGGCATGTTGCTAACACCAACTGACATTAACCAATTCCAAGCTGGTGACATGAAGGGCGATATGGGCCGTAAGCCTAAGGCGCTTGCTGCACTGGTTCGTAATTGCGTAAACATGTTTGGTAACTTGAATCTTGGCTTAGTGTGTACTGCACACACATACGCATCGCAAGATATGTTTGATCCAGATGACAAGATCTCCGGTGGCCAAGGCTTCATCTACGCAAGTTCTATTGTGGTTGCTATGCGCAAGTTGAAGTTGAAGGAAGACGAAGACGGTGGCAAAACAACCACCGTACAAGGTATTCGTGCAGCATGTAAGATTATGAAGACACGCTATGCAAAACCGTTTGAATCGGTGCAAGTTAAGATCCCATACGAAACAGGTATGAATCCCTACTCAGGTTTAACTGATTTAATCGAAACCAAGGGCATGTTAAAGAAAGAAGGCAATAGTCTTGTTTACACAGATCCCGATGGTGTTATTATCAAGAAGTTCCGCAAGGGTTGGGAACGCAATGATGATGGTTGCTTGGATACAGTAATGAAAAACATCACTGACAATCCGCATATCTTTGACAAGAGTGTTCCGCAAGAAGCTCCTGAATCAGTCGAGGAATAAATGACACTTGACCATGAACAATGGTTGAGACAGCAAGGTGTAAAGATCACAGGTCGGCACACCTTGCACCGTGCCCATCAGCCTAGCTATACAAATTGGGCTAGCGAGCGAGAAGACGGTCGCATCGACTGGTCTGAACAGTACACTACAACACAAGAGCAAGTGTATACTGTTGAACTTGACCAACAAACGATTGAAAGATTTGAGCGCATGGAAACAGACATACATCATGCACTTGAGTATGCTAATCGCAAATATGCATCGCGTGGCGCCGTCGGGTATAGGGGTGGCCCAAGTGATGTAACTGCATTCTTCATTGAAAATAAAGAACGTCATCTTGAACTACTCCAAGAGAATTCTATGTACCGAGATGCATGGAAAGAGTTTCAATCTATTCGAGTTCTAATTGGTGAAACTCCCCATTGGCCTTAACAGTAATTTATGTTACAATAGTCTTATGCAACTCAAACTCTTAATAGAACAACTCCAAGCATTGTATGAAAAGGAAATGCTTCACGCTGACATTATGGGTGAGCCAGAGATCATGATAGACTGTTTCAAGCGCACGTCACCGGGCGAGTTCGTGTATGCAGGCTTTAATGATCGAATTGAAATACAACGAAGCAGTGATGGTGTGTATCCTATTCTAAATGCATTTTGGGATGATGAGAGATAATATGAGAGTGATGACATTTGGATGTAGCTGTACAAGGTATCATTGGCCAACTTGGGCCGATATCGTGTTAAAGCAAGCCACTATAGCTGGCATGGATGGCGACAATTGGGGAATGCCTGGTGCTGGCAATTTGTTTATTGCTATTCAGATTCAGCATGCCATAGCAACTGGCCTATTAAAACGCGGGGACCACGCCTTTGTTGCCTGGACTACTCTTACAAGAGAAGATCGATTAGTCAATGGACGTTGGATTGCTCCCGGCAATATTTTTAATCAGACGATATATCCACAATCCTGGGTTGAGAAATATGCAGATGTTGAGTTCTATGCGTTGCGCGACTGCTCATTAATAGCCGCAACCCAGGCTGCACTAAGCGGACTTGGAATTACACAAACTCACTTCAATATACATTGGAGCGAGCCATACCAAATTAGGAGCGATCCGGTCAATAACAACATTTGGAATAAGGTCAATGAAATACTATCTACCTTCAAATTGAAATTTGATTGCAAGCCGATTTTAGAAGTGTTGCCATATCCTCCGCCAGTAACATTGCAGGTCGCTTGGTCAATTGATGATCCATCTAAGGTCTACACAGATGCACATCATCATCCTGTTAGCATGTTAAATTATGTTAAACAAGAAATATGCAAACTTGGAATTCCGTGGCTACCTGCGATTAGTCCTGAAATAGAGACATGGGTGCATGAATGGGATCAACGAATTAAAACTACTGCTCAGCCATTGAAGTATGTCGATTTCCCAGTAGTGCGCCCTAAAAATCGACAATGGGGGTTTGATGATTAAAAAATTGATGCAACGTTTAGGTAGACACCGTGTGATCATGGATCGACGAGCAGATGAACCCTTACTAGAAAGATATTATGTTTTCCTTAAAGACCGAGAGCGATTTCCATTTAATGTATTCGTTCACAAGTTTTGCAAATCAGACCCAGATGATGTGCATGATCATCCATGGCCTTACGCTACTTTAATTTTGAAAGGTGGATACTATGAATGGATTCCAGAATTTGACAGCACAGGTAAAAAGATTGGCGAGACTCGTCATTGGCGCAGGCCCGGACACTTTAGGGTATGTGGCGCTAATAGCTATCATAGGATTGAGCTTGATCCAGCGGTAACAGCATGGTCGCTGTTTATGCCGGGCCCGCAAAAACGAGACTGGGGATTCCTTGTCAACAACAAGTGGATTGAAAGCGAAGAGTATCTTTCTAAAATGGCAACACAACAAACAAAAGTCAGCTAAGTATCGCTGACCACTAACGGTGGATATATGGAGAAAAATACAATGAGTGATACATCAGGAGAAATGTTAGTTGAACAGTGGCTAGCAATTAAACCTTATATTGATAAAAAAGAAAGACCAGATGCTGCGCTTGCATATCTCAGAGCATCTGAAAACTTTGTTAACTTGGAACAAGCCCAAGAAGATGCCAAAGGATCTGATTCTGCCCTTGACGGTGCGTTTGCAGAAATCCTAGGTGACATTGAAGAAGAAGTTGAAGAAGACGAAGACGAGGATTATTAATGAGTACTTGGTACAGGAAGGTCGTTACAGATCTCAGCTGCCTTCCTGACTGCATTGAGTGGTTTGAAGGCGAACTTATTCAAGGCCGCATGGAACTAAAAATAGTTGGCAGTCTAGAAAAAGCCAGCCGTGAAATGCCGGGCATTGTAGAGTACCGATTCAATCAGCTTCAAGAGATTGAAGCCATACTCGAGCAGTTGAACATTCAACTTCGAAAGGTTAGAAGCGCAAAGTTTCGTCAATTTACAGAACACTACAATCGCGCTCTGACCAGCCGCGACGCTGAAAAATATGTAGATGGTGAACCAGACGTGTGTGACATGGATTCTATTGTGAATGAGTTTGCACTTGTTCGCAATAAGTTTCTTGGACTTGTCAAGGGGCTTGACAACAAACAATGGCAAATTACCAATGTTGTAAAACTGCGAGTCGCTGGCATGGAAGATGCAGAATTAAGATAGTTATAGTACACTACGCAATACCCCAACTATGTTGCAAAAATACAACACTTTTGGGGTATTTTTCTGACTAAAATGGTTGACTTTTGGTCCAAATCGCCGTATAATTAACACTTAAACAGCAACAAAGGTCCATATGCAATACACTTTGATTACAAAAAGCGGCAAAGTTATGCAATTTTACATCAAAGAAGTAGCAGAAATGTATCAAGCGGGCCTGGGCGGTGTTGTATTATCGCAACAAACCCTAAAAACTGAACAAAACGGTTGCTCTTTGAGCCAAACCGCAGTATAATAGATATTGTAGTAAGTTAAACATCCACGCAAAGGAACACAAATGTCAGCATATATTACAATCAACAAAGGCACCTATCGCAATTTTAAAGTTGCAGGCCAAACATTCCAGCTTGTTGCAGATTATAAAGAAGGTACCAAAGGCGGATATGTCACAGTTATTGCTGACGAGTCTTTTGAACCACTAATTTCACAAGGCCGCGAAGTTCGTATCAAAGTAGAGTCGATGCGCGATGTAGTACCAGCAACTGCCGCAGATTGTGTTACTAGCATCGAGGGCAATTATGATGCCCCAAAACGTAAGGAACCAAAAGTGCAAGAAACAGACGAGCAAGCAATTGAACGCATCCGCGAGCGTTTTGACATTCTTGAGGAAATGACTGAAGGTGCAGTTGATGGCTCAGTCCGTGCTATGATTGTTGTTGGCCCTCCGGGTGTTGGCAAGAGCTTTGGTGTTGAAAAGGTGCTAGACAAGAGCGCCATGTTCGACAAAATTGGCGGCTCGCGTATCCGTTACGAGATTGTTAAAGGTGCAATGAGCGCCATTGGTTTGTACTGCAAGCTCTACAATTACAGCGATGCCGGTAACGTGCTGGTGTTTGACGATTGCGACAGTGTGTTGATGGACGAGCTGAGCCTTAACATTTTGAAAGCGGCATTGGACAGTTCCAAGAAGCGTACAATTTGCTGGAACACAGACAGCCGCATGTTGCGTCAAGAGGGTGTGCCAGATCGCTTCGAGTTCAAAGGCAGTGCAATCTTTATCACCAACATCAAGTTTGAGAATGTGCGTTCTGCAAAGCTCAAGGATCACTTGGGTGCATTGGAAAGCCGTTGCCACTATTTGGATCTGACACTGGACACTACCCGTGACAAGATGTTGCGTATCAAGCAAATTATGATGGACGGTATGTTGGATGCATACGAGTTTGAAGAAGGCGCCAAGCAAGAACTGTACGAGTATGTTGATACCAACAAAGAAAAGTTGCGCGAGCTGAGCCTGCGTACAGTTATTAAAATTGCAGACTTGAAGAAGATGGTAGGTCCCGGCACCGACAAGTGGAAGCGTTTGGCAGAAACTACTGTGATGAAGCGCGAAGCGGCGTAAGTTACCAAAACAGGCAATGTCAATAAGTCCTGTTTGTCAAGGAACTATATGACTCTTTTTACTTTAGTCCAAAAGCAGGGTAACAAGTGTTACTACTGCAATTGCGAAATGAATAACGGCAAGAAGTCTCCCTTTCATGCAACAGTTGAGCATTTGCTTGACAAGTGGGCAAGTCCCCGGCATAAAAAGATTGAAGCGTCTTCTAACTTGGTAGCGGCATGCTTTGCCTGTAACAATAGTCGTGGATGCGCCCGCAATAGAATTGCACGTGACTATTATAAGAAACAAGCAGCCAAGAAGAATATGAAACTTGCAGTTGCGTCTACCCCAAGTAGAACTTTGTATTCGTTGTTTGGCCCAGTGCCACAAAATTTATTTAATGTGTAAGGATATATCATGAGAAAGATGGCAACTATTAGAAAGATTGACGTATTGCGACCCATCGAAGGTGCAGATGCAATCGAATGTGCTATTGTTGGCGGCTGGACAGTAGTAGTCAAGAAGGGTGAATACTCAGCAGGTGATCTTGCAGTGTATTGCGAAATTGATTCGTTCATCCCCACAGCTATTGCTCCGTTCCTGACCAAGCCCGGACAATACGCAAAGACTTTTGAAGGTGTCGAAGGCGAACGTCTGCGAACGATGAAGCTACGCGGCCAACTGAGCCAGGGCCTGTTACTGCCACTATCTACGGTCTACTCACTGCCACCAACTACTGGAGTTGACATTGTGGGTAATGATGTGTCCGAGCCGCTTGGTATTGTCAAGTACGAAGCACCAGTGCCTGCAGAGTTGGCTGGAGAAGTTAAGGGTATGTTCCCATCGTTCATTCCAAAGACTGACCAAGAGCGTATTCAAAACTTGAAGTTTGAACTGTCAGAATGGCTTGTTGATGGCTCACATTGGGAAGTTACCGAAAAGCTGGAAGGCTCGTCAATGACAGTGTATGTCCGAGACGGCGAAGTTGGAGTGTGTTCACGCAATCTCGACCTTAAGCCAAATCTTGACAACTCACTGTGGCGTGCCGCAAACAAGTACAACCTGCCTGCCAAGTTGGTTGGTATTGGTCGTAACATTGCCATCCAAGGGGAAATTGTTGGCAACGGAGTCCAAGGCAACATTTACCAAATGCGTGATCAAGACTTTCTTGTGTACGACATTTACGATATTGATGCTGGCTGCTACTTCACTCCAGCTGAACGTAAGGCATTTGTTGCCGAACAAGGTTTGAATCACTGTCCAGTACTTGCATACTCAGCTAATCTAACTGACACACTTGGTATTACCAATATGGAACAAGTGTTGAAGTTTGCTGAAGGCAAGAGTGTAATGGGCATGATTGGATGCGAACGCGAAGGATTGGTCTTCAAGTGCCACGAAAAGCCTGTTTCGTTCAAGGCCATCTCTAACAAGTATCTTCTGAAACACGGAGGTTAATAGTTTACCGACAGCTGACTATTTGCGTGGATAGATGTCGGTGGAACAGACTCTTCGGAGTCTGTTCTTTTTTTTCTGTATTACGGACAAATTGCTTTTTCAAAACCATGGTTTTTACTATAAGTATTTTACAAATGAATAGACATAAACCTACAAAAGTGTTATACTAATATATGCCTGGAATAACACGATTAGAAATTAAAGACGAAGTTAATATCAAGTTCCATGATCTTGATCCAAGTACTCGTCGCAAATGCGAAACCAAATTAAAGTATATGCTACCGCATGCATATCACGTACCTGCTTTTCGATTAGGAAGGTGGGACGGCAAGATCGGTTTCTTTACAACAGCAGGTGCCACTTATCTAAACTTGCTAGACAGAGTGCTACCTATCCTTGACGAGGAAGGCTGGCAAATTGAAATTGATGACAAGCGACCTAACTGGAACATCAAGTTTACTGAAGTTACCGAAGATACGTTTAGTCATATCCTTTGGCCCAAAGGACACCCAGCAGAAGGTCAACCAATTAAGATCCGCGACTACCAAGTAGAGTGTATCAATCGTTATCTTGCCAACCCACAAGGCGTACAAGAGATTGCTACAGGCGCTGGCAAAACGCTAATGACAGCAGCCATGAGTCTATGCTGTGAGCCGTTTGGCCGCACACTTGTTATTGTGCCTAACAAAGACTTGGTTCGTCAAACACATGCTGACTATGTCAACATGGGATTGGATGTTGGTGTATACTTTGGTGACGAAAAGGATCTTGGTCATACACACACTATTGCAACATGGCAAAGTATCAACAGTCTTATTAAGAAGAACAAAGAAGGTACCAGTCTAGTTGGGCTTGATGCTGTTACTGATGACTTAATTGCAGTTATTATTGACGAAGTACACATGGCCAAGGCAGATGTATTGCGTACAATGCTGACTGGGTTGTTTGCAAATATTCCAATTCGTTGGGGACTAACAGGCACTATTCCCAAAGAAGAACACGAATACGTTAGCCTTATCGCTAGTCTAGGTGAAGTAACACACAGACTGCAAGCAAGCGAACTTCAAGACATGGGTGTGTTATCTAATTGCCACGTTAAAGTATTGCAGTTTGATGACAAGGTTGAATACAAAACCTACCAAGAAGAATTGACCTACTTAACGTCAAATGAAAAACGATTAGACCATATGGCTGCTACAATCAGTGCTATTGGATTAGCTGGCAACACGCTAGTACTTGTGGATCGTATTGCTACTGGCAAGATGCTGGTAGAAAGACTACCTGACAGTGTATTTGTATCAGGTGCAATGAAATCAAAGGATAGAAAAGATGAGTACGACGAAATTACCACAAACGATAACAAAATTATCGTTGCGACATATGGCGTGGCGTCTGTGGGTATTAATATTCCTCGGATCTTTAACCTGGTACTTGTGGAACCTGGGAAGTCGTTTGTCCGAGTTATTCAAAGTATTGGCCGCGGGATAAGAAAAGCACAAGACAAAGACTTTGTGCAAATCTGGGACATTACCAGCACTGCCAAGTTTGCCAAACGTCACTTAACAAAGCGTAAACAATTTTACACTGACGCCAATTACCCATACCAAACAGAAAAGGTTACTTACAAATGAACATATTAACAGTCGACAATAAGTCGTATGACTTAGATCGTCTACCCGAAGAGATTGATGAAGACCTGCGTTATGGAGTACTCGACTATAGTAACCCCGCCGAAGTGGATTATATTTTTGTACCATTGGTGTTCCTTGAAAGTTTCTCATGCCCAGCCGCAGTGTTGCGTATTGGTAAAACAGAAGTGAAGGTACCGTTAGATTGGTCGCTAGTTATTGGGGAAGCAGATCATGGCGAGCCAGAAGTTATCAATGTAATGAGCATTAACGATCGCGGATTTAGTACGTTTGTGTTTAACCCGATCAATGGATACAAGCCAGAATGGCAACGAGTTGAAGTAGTCAACATTTATCAAGAAGTAAAGTGGTATGTTCCCAAGCTAAAGTTTGGACACTTGTTAGCAGTACCTCTTGAAAAAGGCAATGAACCGATGTGTGCGTTCTTTGTCAAAGAAACAAATAAAATTCCAGAAGTGCTTGACTTAAACAAAATTTGGTTTTAAAATACTAGCATGGCTACTAAAAAGAAAGCACCAGCAACCGCAAAGTATCAACTGCCTATTGATCAAGTTATGGCAGCAGTTGATCTACGCAAAGGCGACTACTACAGCAAACTTGAACCAGATGAGCTAAAGTCGCTTAGTACTTACATGGCGCAACGTTGGGGCAGTCAAGTACAGGGTACACAGGACTTGCAAGAGTACTACTTGACCACAGTCAATGACTTGTCTAATCTGGATTACATTGCAGTAGGTAGCAACCACGATGAGATGCGTTGGCGTACTCTTGCATTGTGCGGCATTGGACACAAGATGCGTCACGAATTCATCCCCCCTAAAGGCGCCAAAAAAGACAAGCTGACAGCTTGGTTGATTGAACAGTTTCCGTCAATGGGCGACGATGAGATTGAACTGTTCCGTGCGCTTAATGGTGATGATGTACTAGAAGATATTGCAGTTTCCAAAAACATGGGTAATAAAGATCTTAAGGATTTGTTTAAATAATGATACAGGATTACCAATGTCGCTTCTGCGGGAAGGCATTTACACGTGAGCGTACTTTGAGTAGCCACATGTGTGAACGCAAACGCAGATGGATGAACAAGGACGAGCCTGAAAGTCGTATTGCTTTTAGCGTATGGTTGGACTTCATGAAATATGTAAGCCCTAATACAAAGAAAGAAAAAACAACCGACGATTTCATAAGGAGTGCGGATTATATTGGCTTTATAAAATTTGCTAACTACTTAATTGAACTACGTCCTTTAGAAAGCGAAAAGTTTACAAACTGGCTTTTTAAAATGAGCGTTCGATTAAGCGACTGGACCAAGCCCGGTACTTACCAACTGTATGTGCAAGAAGCTGCCAAGAAGGAAACTTCAGAACGTGCATTAGAGCGTACTATCCTAGCAATGGTTGACTGGGGTACACGAACAAACAACAGTTGGCAAGACTTTTTCAGTAAAGTTGCGCCAGCAACAGCAATGAACATGATAACTATGGGACGAATTAGTCCGTGGATAATTTATTCAGCTGAAGCAGCGCAACAATTATTAGATAGAATGGAACCGGGTCAAATTGATACAATTACCAAGCATGTGGATACCAAATGGTGGATAAACAAAATAAAACAAAACGAAAGCCAGGTAGTGTGGATCAACACACTGATGACGCAGGCATTAGCTACGCAAAACTAGAAGCGCGACTAGAAATTGTGTTAGCACGGCTAGCTGAAATGACTCAGGAAGTGTTGGCTATTAAACAACAACAAGCAGATATATTAAACTTAGTCAAAACAAATTTAAAGAAGAAATGAACTTACCTGACGTAGACATTGACTTTGCAGATCGTGAACAAGTACTGAAACTGCTGCCCCACGTCCCGGCAATGCAACGGTTGCCTAACGGCAACACGCAAAAGCACAAGACTGGTGTGTACTTTCATCCAGTGCCCAGCAATCCGTTTACAGGATGGTGCGACATTGATTACCAGCAAGCAGAAGAATTAGGATTCTTTAAAGTAGACTTGCTTAATGTGAGTCTATATCAAGGTGTTAAAAGTAAACAGCATTTAGATCAACTAGCCAATCAGGAGCCATTATGGGATCTACTACAGCAAGAAGACTTTTCAAATCTGTTATTTCATTTGAACGGGCATGGGGATGTTCTGAAGAAGACTTGCCCTACTTCCGTGGAACAATTAGCTGCCGTCCTTGCTATGATACGCCCGGCCAAACGTTATCTGATTGGGAAATCATGGACTATGATACTGAAGGAAGTTTGGACGAAGCCCAGTAATGGAGACTACTACTTTAAGAAGGCTCACGCAGTGGCTTATGCAGTTGCTATTGTTGCGCAGATGAATTTGATTTGCGAACAGATCAGCTACGGTTAACGCATCTTACGTACCAAACTAATTTGACGTCGTTTGGTACGTTTTGTTATCACATTGGTTAAACTAGTTTGGTGACCGTACAATACTTCAAAGTCTTTGGCACTGTAAGTTTTTAGTGCGTATGTAAAGCGGCGCATAGGTTCTTTAAGCACAATGTTGATAGGAATTAGTCGATTACTGCCCCACCACCATTCGTCACCTTGTTCAATAAATGCAAGTTTATCAGCATCATCTTTTAGCAAGTTGTAGACGTACATAGTTACAACTACATTGTCACTATTTTGAATGATACCTACTAACTCTTTATCACCGTAACTGGCCAAGCTCATAAACGGGAAGCGTTCTAGGAATTCTTTAACTTTATTATCCATCAGCATTACTTAGCATTTTTAAAATCACCGGGCTAATCGCTAAATAAGAGCATGGCCACATTAAACTCAAGTATTCCAACAGCAACATTAAACTACTCTGGCGCCGGCACAGGCCCAAGTGCAACACGTCACGCACCAAGCTACACCGACCAACGTATTGTATGGTTTAAAGGGGTTGACAATATCTTAGATCTTACCATCACTGGCACAGATCGCCGCCCTGTTAGCTTATTACGCCGTGAGCTAACAGTTACAATGTGGGATAGAACTACTGGCACTACTATTTTTAGACGTAGAGCAATGGCCACAGTAGAAGAAAACGGACAAGCTCGTGTAACTGTTTTTGCTCGTGATTTGATGACACTTCCAGTTGGAATTTATTCGTTAGGTGCTACCTTTATTGATAGCAATGGCTTAGAAACTGCACTGACTTGGAACCGTGCCCAGCAAGGTGCATTTGATGTTGAAGTTAAGGATGCAGTTGTACCAACCAGCAGAGTAACGCAAGAAGTTACAACTTGGACAGACACTGACGGCCTATTAGTATCTAGTGCATTTAATGGACCACAGTTCTTTAGAAAAGATACAAGTCTTTTCACAGTGGCATTATACGGCAGCAATTGGACTGGCCGAGTAATTGTACAAGGAACACTAGACGAAACAGTGACCGGAGCCACACTGTGGGGCAATCTGAAGCCACAAGACTACGAAACTCATAATATGGATTTGAATGGCTACACTGGCATTGACCCATACAACTTCTACGCTGGTGTTCGTTGGTTGCGTATCGTAAAGCAAGACAGCCTTTCGAACGCCGGAACCCTTGACAAAGTCCTAATAAGAGTGTAAACTAGCTCTATATGAGCATAGTTGAATCTACATTACAAGCCCACCTACCTGCGTTAAAGCGCAACACCAACGGCTGGTTAACTATGAACTGCCCAGTGTGTACTCAAAATGGACAATTACGTCCAGATACTAAACATCGTGGTGGCATCAAGTTCGAACAAGACCGTGTAGGCTACCATTGCTTTAACTGCGGCTACACTACAGGTTGGAGACCGGGACAACGGCTAGGCATTAAGCTAATCAAGTTCATGCGAGCCATTGGAGTTGATGAAGGAGAAATTCAGCGCCTTAAGATCCAACTGTGGGATCAAGTAGTTGATGACGATGATAACACAGTACACGAACCTTTTAAAAAACCCAATTGGCCAGAAATTGAGTTTCCTTGGGAAATTCAAGACATCACAATTGAAGCAGCCGAGTACTTAGATAGTCGCCAAGTGCTTGAACTGACCGACTGGCTGTCAAGCCCAAGTAGTGTGCAGGGCATGAACAATCGTGCTATACTACCGTTCTTTGATGATGGTAAGTTGGTGGGATACAATGCACGTTGGATCGGCGAAGCTCCTAAGGGCGTTGCCAAGATTATTGCCAGCCGCCCGGCCAGCTTTGTGTTCAACTTAGATCGGCAAAGTCAAGCAAGAAAATATACACTGGTACTAGAAGGCGAATATGATGCGCTAAGTTTAGATGGCGTTGCTATTATGACCAACAGCATTAGCCCCGAACAAGCAAAGATTATCGAAGACATTGATAACGAACCAGTTGTACTACCGGACAGAGATAAAGCTGGCTTACAATTAGCAATGCAAGCAGCCGAGTTGGGGTGGAATGTTAGCTTTCCAGAATGGCCAGAAGGTATCAAAGATGCAAATGAAGCGGTACAACACTTTGGGCGAGTTGCTACGCTACAAAGTGTGATATCGGCGATTGAGACCTCCCCCTTGAAGATTAAATTAATAGCACGCCGCTGGTGTGCATAAAG